CGCTGTACGGAATAGTAGGATCGCCCTTTTCGCCGGCAAGTACATCTGCATACTTTACAGGGCCGGCTGTTGGACCTCCTGCTGGCGTTGCACGTTGATAACGATCGTCGCCGTCGTCCATGACAAACTGTGTTCCGCCTAGTCTGCTGACTGGAACTGTTGCAGTTGTTTGGCTTGACAATGTTCCTAATCTTGCTTTCTTTGCTTGGCTACGTTTGTCTAGTGGTCCTGGAGTAGATATTCCGAATACCATGCTAGGAGTATTACGTCTAGCACTTGAAGTAGTAACTCCCCGGACATCATCTTCTACTAGTCCTTGTTCTAAGAATCTTTCAGCAATAGGGTGTAATGGCCTCTTTTTATTATCAATGTCAACTGACTGGTCTTTTGCATTCAATCTACGATTTAGTTCTGCAATTGGCAATGGCTGTTTAGTATTATATTTGTCTTTGTCCGCCTTGTCCATATCGACTTGTGTTGACCCTGCGATTGCAGGAACCATATTATTAGCAAATCTACTAGGTATACATCCAATCCAATATCCTTGACTAGGATCTCCATCAACAAATACTACTAATACTGTTACTCCCGGATCTGGTGGTACGAACCACATACCATAGCTTTTTTGAGTATCGTTAAACGCTTCAATTGTTGGAACTTTTCCGTCAGTAGCAGTATTTTGTCCCATGTTCTCATAGGCAGTGTACCCATAAAATGGCTGGGCACATTTTACAATGTATGTTTGTGTATCCTCGCCAATAGTGTTTCCTTGATTTCTAAGTAAAGTAACTTCTAAACTTCCCATAAAACTCGGATCTAAGTGACTAATAATTTTAGCCAAGTAGGGCCCTGCGCCGATATCTTTTTTGTCTGTTACTGCTACTGAGCTACGTTTTTGTTGTGACATATTATGTGTAATCCACTGGTGGCGTATTATCTATTACGGATGTTTTAGGTTTTTCTTCTGGGCCAAGTTTAATAGATAATGCATTGGCTGGATCTGTTCTGAGATCTGATTTAATCTCTGCTGGGCTGTCTGCATAGTCAGCTGGCTGTCCTGGCATTCTAATACAAGTTAGTTTTTGTTTAAAAATACCGTCGCTGAATATATTTTCGCACATAGTTACCCTGTAGATCCCAGTGAATGGACTTTCAGCTTTAGGAAAATTATATAATCCTGTTTCTTGATTAATATCAATTGGAGTTCTAAAGGTCAAATAAATGAAAACATCGCCGCTTTCGTAATTCATTGTACCGTCTTCTGTAATTTGTGCTTGCGGTTCTACAGTAGCGGCAAAATAGTTTCCCTGTCCGCTATCTACTACCCAATAGGTATCCCCTAAAATTTCCAAATTAACAGTTACCATCTCTGCTTGGCTCTGTGTAAATGCTCTATGAAACTGTTCCGCTACCTGTCGCTCAGTGTTAGAATCGCCAGTGCCGCCTTTCATTGCTACTATCTGTTCTGGAGTCTTTTTAGGTCTAGATCTTCCTAGGTTAGCTGTTTGTGCAGCTCTTGATCCGCCGTCGGCAACTCTTGACTCTTTAGGCTGTTCTGCTGCTACACCCTTTTGATCTTGGTTACTAGCCGTAGAAGCATCTGCAGGGTTACCTGGTTGAATACCAGTATAGAACATATTATTAATTTTTATGTCAAACTTAAGGACATCTACGTTTTGACCGCTGTATATGTATTCGTATCCTTTACAAATTCTACCTAGCAACTTTGGATATCCAATGGGTACTGAATTAGGATTAGAAAATATAGAATGATGTACGAAATACGGAACTACTCGATATGTAATTTTCTTAGCAAAGTCGCTAGTTAGTGCATCAAAGTCTAGTAGTTCAATTTGTACATCAAGACGGAACCACTTAATAAACCCATCCTTAAGATTTTTCACACTGGTAACTGCATCTTGTGCATACTTAGAACTGACTACTACCTGATTAATAATTGCGGTAAGTGTTTGTCCTTGGCTAAATTGAAATGATCTGTTTTTAGGATCAATAGTCATGTTGTCTCGTTTAACAACTCCGGTCTTAGCGTCATACTGATCGCCGGCTTTCTTAAAGGTCATGTTGCCGCCGCTACTTTGACTAAATCCTAAACTTGAACCGCCAATTTCGTTTTTATCAAAAGCAGCTACTACTTCAGTATTACTTCCAGCTATTACTATTTTTGCTAGCTGGCCGGGACTTGATGTTGCTTTTTGTGTTCCTACTGGAGCATTAGCTCGCTGAAAGGAAGAAGAGTCTTTTGGAAACTGAATTTCATATTGATCAGCCACTCCAACTTGTTTATCAGCAACTAACTTCTGTTCAATTTTGTTAAGAACTGCTTGCAAACTTTCTGGTCCAGTAGATAGTATTTCTTCAACAGTTCCTTGAGTAGACGCTACTAATTTTAAGTCAGTGTAGGCAGTATTGATATCATCACTAAACCCTTGATGATTATACGGAACAGCTTCTACTTTATAAGTACTGCCGCCTTCGTTAACGCTAAACTTACACGAGGTTAGTCTAAGAACAAAGTATTTTGATTTTACTGCTTTGTAACCAAGACCTAGATCGTCCCATCCCATAAAGTCTAATTTTAAAACATAAGGAGCATTACTAAGATAGTTGATATATCCAGCAGTGTTTGCAGCTACTTGAAGACTCTGTAACAACAGTCCCATGCTGTGTGGTTCATATATATCAAATTCAAATTTAAATGCGTTACTATTACCAGTTTTACTGTTTGCACCAACAGTAGTTTTCATAACAAAATTCTGAATATAGTATTCAGGAGATCCACTAGCTGTTTTAGTTCGCTGACTATCAAATCGACCGCCGGAAGAAAATATCACAGTTGAACTGAATGTGTTACCAGTTTTATCATCTATATAACTGTCATTTGTCCACACTTGATCATTGTTTCTATACAAGGACGGATTATTAAATTGTTTAGGAGTTAGACATGCTAATGTCCACATGTAATTAACAGATGCGAATTTTTCTAAGGGATTCTTAATCACGCTTGGAAGATTTCTAGTCACTACAGATAACGGCTTGTTAGGATCAGTAGCTACCTTACTAACGCCATCAACTAGTTTGTCAGTAGCTCTTGCTGGATTCTCTAAGGTTGTACGTACTGCCGACCCGATACTTACCAGAGAAGACAGTCCGGAACTAATAATATTTGTTCCGTCCGGTTTAACAATGTTTAATGCTGCTGTACCAAGATCTCTAAATAATGCCAATTTATACTCCTAGATATTTTTCTAGATTAGATTTTTTAGGCAAGAAAATGGTTGTTCCTGGTTCAAAATCATATATTGGGTCTCGTAAAACACTCATGTTACGTTGAACAAATACCCACCATAATTTTACATTACCGTATAAATCATAGGCTAACAAATCAGGCCGATGCCTATACTGATTTTCGATCGTATATTTAAAATCGTCGGGTTCAGAAGGTACAGGTCTAATTTCTAGTAATTCCAAATATAGATTGTTTTGTCTTGTAGCTGCCCACGGACTTGTAGATTTATATTGTGCCATATTAGATATATCCTGTACTTGATGCTACTTTGCCTTTGGCATAATCTGCTAGGCTGAACTTTCTCAAGTTTGCTCTGTTGTAAACTGGACTTACTGTAACTGAAATAGTGCTAACTACTGGTACCCAAGTATTAGTTCCAAAGGTGTTACACTGAATATAGTTGGTATCATCTTTTAGGTCTACGCTAAAACTTTTTACTACAACAGGAATTGAATCAAATACACTTGATCCATATCCGCTTAGGTTGCAAATGATTGGAGGATTACCTGCATTAGCTCCTTGTCCAAAAAACATCTTTGTAGCGGTCTTAAAAAATGTAGTTGCTGCTATCCAGTAAGCGGCATCTGTTTCTGTTTCGCAAGTAAACTCTCCAACAATAGAGATGTCTTCAACTACACTGTTTTTATATCCCTGTGTAGGATAGTTACTGTGAGTAGTTTCTACTGAATTATAATTTGCTTTAGTAGAAACTGTGATGTTAGGCAAGTAAGGCCACACAACACCGCCGGTATTCTCCAACAGGCTAAACAGCGGACTGTCAAATAATGTCCAGTTAGCATTTAATCTTACACGCCAATCGTTTTTGGCACTAGCTTGTAATTTAATAGCTTGTCCGTTTTGAGTGAATAGCTGGCCACCGGCTGGTAAATTAGCTCCACGTTTTAGGCTTAGAAAATTGTTTAGCATGCCTGCTGCTTTACTAATATCTCCAGCAAGAGCTTGTAATCCGCCGCCGAGATTACCGCCTGCTAGTTTGTTAAGTGTGCCGGAAATATCCGCTGTAATATTACTAGTTGCCCCAACTGCCGTTTGTAGACTACTAATACCGCCTGCTACTGAGCTTTGGATACTAGTGCCTAGTCCGCCGAGTCCTGTGGTATTAATCTGTCCAAGGGCATTTCCGATAGAGCCGCCAACTCCATTAAGTGATGAACTTGCTGTAGATAGTAACCCCTTAGCCCCTGTGGTCATTCCGTTTAACCCGCTACCAATTTCTCCGCTTAGTCTTCCGATCTTAGCGTCTAGGTTAGCTTTTGAGAACGCATCCCCTATACCTGGTAGAGCTGCATTTGCTTCATTTGTTGCCTGTGCAATACTAGATGTCGCTGTTGAAATCAGTTGTGCCAAAGGATTTATAGATAGTGCCATTTTGGTTAAATATCTCCGCTATACTCTATTTATTTCATTAAAAATGTGCTATTATATTAGTAACAGGAGATCCTTATATAATGAATACCGTACCCAAAATAAAGTATCTAACTAACAAAGATCTATTAAAAGAGATCCACAGAAGCAAAAACACATTTTGTACCTACTCTGCGCCCGAATACGCAGACTATGATATGATTATACCAAATGTAGAAAAGATCAATATTCGTACAATAGCGGAAGCTAAACGCAATAGAGCATCAAGATTAGCTAAATTAGCTCACGAAGCTGCTGTACTTGCAGGTGGTAAAAAGTTACCTTCTAAAGAATTCGAAATCGACTATAAAACTATCAAGAAAGATGATGTAGTTTTTAGAGTTATGACCTTTGTACATGTTCCGCTTGCTCCGGGTCGTAAGAAGACTTTAAAAAATACTGCCGATAGTCACGAAAAAGTGAATTTTCCTCCGTTCCAACACTGGAAGTTTGATGCTAATAATAACCTAATCTTAGTTGGTAAGAGCCACTGGAAAGGTGATTTTACCACAGGAGTGTTTAATAAAGAACACGGGCAAATGACTAACAATCTAGCTCGCATGTTTTTAAAATTATGTGAAAGATATGCGACCAGAGGAAACGTTCGTGGCTATACTTACAACGATGAAATGCGCGGTCAAGCAATCCTTCAGCTCACCCAGATAGGTTTACAATTTGATGAAAGCAAAAGTGATAACCCGTTTGCTTACTATACCGCTGCTGTTACTAACAGTTTTGTTCGCATTATCAATATTGAGAAGCGTAATCAAAACATTCGAGATGATATTCTTGAAATGAACGGAATGAACCCAAGTTGGAGTAGGCAGAACAGTGGGTCCGGAGGCGGTGGAGCAACTATTTCAGCTACACCTCCTGTTGGCGATAACGACTAGTTGACATTTTGTCTTTAACCCTGTATAATAATATTAGGAGATACTATGTCATTGTTTAAAAAAGTCGCTTGTTTCACAGATATTCACTTTGGCCTTAAAAGTGGTAGTCGTACACATAATCAAGATTGCGAAGATTTCGTATCTTGGTTCTGTGACACTGCTAAAGAACAAGGTTGCGAAACTGCAATCTTTCTAGGAGACTGGCATCATAATCGCAGTACTACAGACGTTAGTACTATGAATTATACTGTGAGCAACTTAGAGAAGCTGAGCAAAAGTTTTGAAAAAGTCTATTTTATTCTAGGCAATCACGATCTGTTCTACAAAGACAAGCGTGAAATTAATAGCATCGAATTTATGCGACTGTTTCCTAACATTATTCCTGTTAGAGATCAATTAACAGAAGGTGATGTTACTATTATGCCTTGGCTAATAGGCGACGAGTGGCGAGGAGTTTCTAAACTTAAAAGCCGCTATGTGTTTGGACACTTAGAGTTGCCATTGTTCTATATGAACGCCATGGTGCAGATGCCAGATCACGGAACGTTGCAAGCTAGTCACTTTAGTGGACAAGAGTATGTATTCAGCGGACACTTTCATAAGCGACAGAGTAAAGGCAATGTAACCTACATTGGCAATGCTTTCCCCCATAATTATGCCGATGCAGGTGACGATGTTCGCGGTATGATGATTCTAGAGTGGGGCAATGAGCCCGAATATCATACATGGCCAGGGCAGCCCACGTTTAGAACCTACAAGCTGAGTCAGATTATTGACGACCCAGAAGGACTTCTACGTGAGAAGATGCATTGCCGTGTGACTATCGACTTGCCTATTACGTTCGAAGAAGCAAACTTTATCAAAGAGCAGTTTATTCCTCAGTACAAATTACGTGAGTTGATGTTAATCCCCGAAAAAGTAGAAATAGAATCAAATTCTGTTCCAATTGATATTAGCTTTGAAAGTGTAGATACAATTGTTATGAATCAAATTAATGCTATCGAAAGCGATGCATTTGACAAAGGTATGTTGTTGGACATTTATAGAAACCTATGACAATTAAGATAAAGAATTTAACCGTTCGCAACTTTATGAGTGTGGGCAATCAAACCCAGGCTATTAGTTTTGACAAAGGCCAGCTTACACTTGTACTCGGTGAAAACTTAGACCTTGGTGGAGATGATAGTGGTGCTCGCAACGGTACTGGTAAGACTACTATTATTAACGGCCTTAGCTATGGCATTTATGGAACTGCTCTTACTAACATCAAAAAAGATAATCTAGTTAACAAGATTAACGGTAAGGGTATGTTAGTTACCCTGACATTTGACAAAGATGGTCAAGAGTATCATATTGAACGTGGCCGTAAACCTAACGTACTCAAATTTAGTATCAATGGTCAAGAACAATATCTTAAAGACCTAGACGAAAGTCAAGGTGATAGTCGTGAAACACAAAAAGCCATCGAAGAAATGATGGGCATGAGTCACGATATGTTTAAGCATCTTGTGGCGTTGAACACTTACACCGAACCGTTCTTGTCTATGAAAGCTGGTGAACAACGCAGCATTATTGAGCAGTTATTGGGCATTACTTTACTTTCTGAAAAAGCAGAAACCCTTAAAGAAGCTATCCGTATTAGCAAAGATTCAATTACGACAGAAAACACTCGCATTGAAACTATCAAAGTGTCCAACGAGCGTATACAGCAGAGTATCGATGCGCTAGAACGAAAACAGCGCCTGTGGGATGAGACTAAAGAAAAAAATATCGAAAATATTTTAAAGAGCATTGACACGCTTAGTACTATTGATCCAGAAGTTGAAATTGTTAATCATAAGGCTCTTGCTCTCTACAATGAAAAACGTAAAGACATTAACGATTTAACTAGCGCAATGCAACGCACTCGATTAGAACAAGATAAAGATACAAAACGATTCGATAAGCTAACTGCTGAAATTGCTACTCTTAAAAATCACCAATGTCATGCCTGCGGACAAGAATTTCACGATGAAAAACATGAGTCTGTACTTTCCGGTAAACTTAAAGATCTCGAAGAAGCTACTGTTAACTTCGAATCTGCCGGGGAAATAATTATGGACACTGAATTTGCCTTGAAAGAAATTGGTGAATTGGGTGATTGTCCTAGAGTACAGTACGACAGCTTAGAGGAAGCACTTAATCATAAGAATACTATCAACGGGTTAATTAAAGATTTAGAAATTAAAGAAGGTGATAATAATCCGTATCTTGAACAGATTAACGAACTTAAGAAAAGTGCGGTTCAGGAAATTAACTGGCAAGCTGTAAATGAAGCTAACCGCATCAAAGAGCATCAAGAGTTCCTGCACAAGTTGCTAACAAATAAAGATAGTTTTGTACGCAAACGAATTATTGATCAAAACTTAGCGCACTTGAATCAACGCCTAACATATTACCTCGATAAGATTGGGTTGCCACATATCGTTGAATTCCAGAATGACTTGAGTGTTATTATTACACAGTTAGGCCAAGATCTAGACTTTGATAACTTATCACGTGGTGAACGTAATCGATTAATTCTAAGTATGAGCTGGGCATTCCGTGATGTGTGGGAAAACTTATATCATAGTATCAACTTATTGTTTATTGACGAGCTTGTTGATAGCGGTATGGACGCTAGCGGTGTTGAAAGTTCTATTAGTGTACTTAAAAAGATGACTCGCGAGCGTGATAAGAATGTGTTCTTGATCAGTCACCGTGATGATTTAACCAGTCGAGTAAATCATGTGCTCAAAGTAATAAAAGAAGGCGGCTTTACCACTTACAGCAACGACGTAGAGATAGTACAATAAATGAGTACAGACAGTCATGATCGTATGATCCACGCTTTTCAGGAATACTTTAAGTATCAGGATCGCTTTGAACATCGAGGTTCAGATAGTGCTGGTGTTAGAGCACGATATTGGCTGAGTGAGATACGCAATGAGGCAAGTTTAAGGCGCACAGAAATACAGGCAAAAAGAGACGAACGTAAAGCAGCCAGGAAAGGCATGGTAGGAAGACCCCCTAAAATAAGTACTCGATGACATGGTACTATAAGAAGAAAGAAATTACTGCAATCTCCGAAGATTATATCGGTTTCGTATATCTTATTACCAATGTCATCTCTGGGCGCAAGTATATAGGCAAAAAACTAGCAAAGTTCGCAAAAACAACTTATAAAACAGTTACACTTAAGAACGGCACTAAGAAAAAAAAGAAAATTAGAGGCAAGATTGAAAGCGATTGGAAGGACTATTATGGTTCTAGCGATGCGCTTACAGCAGATATTAAGACTTTAGGCAAAAATAACTTCACCAGAGAAATTCTATTTTACTGCAAAAACAAATCAGAATGCAGCTACATCGAGGCAAGAGAACAATTTAAACACAAAGTTCTAGAATCTACTGACTGGTACAACGGTCACATACAGGTTCGAGTTCACGGCTCACATATCCTCAAAAAACCCAAAATTTAAGCAACACCATTGCCGCTAGGCACAGACAATTTCAACAAATCCAGGCATTTAATCACCAAAAAAGCCCGCACCGGCGACTATAACTGTGCCCCAAATCCGTTCTGATGTGTGACGGTAAGGAATCTCTACTTGGTGAAGAGGTTATAAATCACTATCCTTAACAGGACGACGATCGGATACGCCTACGTACAACCGGTTTGATTTATAAAGAGAATATTAAAAAAGGCTAAAAGATGGGAGAGAGACCCACGATTACTATGTGCGATAGCGTGTGCATAGTAATTCGCCGTTATTATTAAGACGGAATGAGTAGGTACCGGATAACCGCCTACGCAAGCAGCAATGCTTATAGTTCTAACGCTACTGTGTACTGTGCAACTCGCATAATGCTAGATTTTCTTAGCCCGCAAGGGCTAAGTGTGACTGAACAATCTGCATAATACTTAATTGCATTAATAACATATCTCTTAAAATACTGTTAAATAAAAGAAGTGCTTTGAGCGTGAGCGAAAAAGCAAATGAGCTTTAGCTCATTATTGTAATAAATAAACTATAGATCTGAAAAAGATTATAACATATGCCTAGGAATGAATTAAAATGCGACTAACTGAAATCTTAACTGAATCACAAGAACTTGAAGAAGGACCGTTAGGTGCTATTGGTCGTGGACTAGCTAAGGGCATTGGCGGGGTTGCTAAAGGCGTTGGTATGATTGGCGGCATTGCAGGTGGCGTTAAGAAAGCGTACCAAAAAGGTAAAGCTACTTCTACTGCAAACATTGCAGGTGATGTTCCAGATGCAGAACCAGATGCAGAACAAGATCCAGCTGTGAAAAAAGCATATGACGATGAATATGCTAAAGTTACGGCTCCTAAGAAAGCAGCTCCTAAGAAAGCAGCACCAATGGCAGCAGCATCTGGGTACAAACAAGCACAGCAGGCCATTGCCACTTTAAAGCCTAGCGAGAAACAGAAAATTCTTGCTATGCTACAAACTTCAATGACAGCGCCGGCTCCTGTACGCAAAAATCCAGTTAGAGTTACTGGCAGAGCAGCAGCTCAACCAGCTCAACCAGCTATGCAGACTCAAAGTAAAGTTAATAGCGGTAAAGTAGTTGCCGAAGGCTTTACATTGTTCCGTCAAAAGTAATATATACAGCCAACAAAAAGCCTGCTTTAAGCAGGCTTTTTTATGATTAAAAGAAAGGTAAGTTAGTTTTCTTTGTAGTCTCTAAGTTTTCTTTAATAATCTCAGCAACAATTTCTCTTTCATCATGACTTAGATTCATGCCTTCACTATAAGAAAGACCTCTCATGTACCAACACATTTTGAGAACGTCTTTCTTGATTCCCTTAACCTCAGACTCCATCCGTTTGGCTATCTGTAAAATCTCCGGCAAAGGGCTGTTTAAGATTTTACTGCGAAAAAATTTGATTGGTCCATTGTCACAGGTAGTAAGAACTCCTTATGACAGTCTCCGCATTGGACATCTTTTGCTTTAAACTCTATAGTATCTTTAATTTTAGTAATGTGTATTTGGATAGCTTCAAACACATCTTTAGATGAATTATTAATAAAGTCTTTGATCTGAACTTTATCGTCAGTGGATCCGTCTGGTGTTTCAATATGTGTAATGCAATCTGCAATAATATCAACAGTGAGTTCAGTTAGTCTAACAAAACTTTCACCAAACTTTTCTAACTTTAGCTCATCGCTGATTTCTTCATTGTTAATAATGCCAAAGATCTTCTGTTGCTCTAGTGTTTTAATTGATGCTTTTGTAACTTCTTTATAGTTGTAAGGTCTCACATGCACGTTTAGCGGCCCAGCTTCTACAATTGAATTGTAAGTAAATTGGCTAAAGATACCAATCCAGTCTGACAGGTTGATATCGTAGGTATTTTCTTCTTTGCAATGTGGACAGTCTACTCTAACTTCCATGTTTTCGCCGTAGGTAGCGATGCGGATAGCAATGAGTGCAAAGTCTAGATCAATACTGGGCATTGCCCAGGGATCTAAAATAGCAGGAATACAACTTTTAATAACTTCAACTGTACTTTGCCCGCTTAACAGTGCATCAGGAGTTTTAAACATTAACTCGTCTTTGGCAGTCATTGAGTATACAGGATATTCTTCGTTTGCACTAACGTCTAATGCACCTGGGGGATAGAATCGACCTTGACTAGGCAATCTCACATAGATTTTAGGCTGTCTATACCAATTAGCTAAAGGATTTAATTTTGGCGTTTGCGGTATATTTACGTTTTGATTCATATTTTTCTCCGATAAATACAATAGTGTTATAACGTATTTATGTACGCAGTTTACCAGGAATTTATTTAATGGCATCAGTAACAATTGATATACCAGGCATAGGAAATGTAGAAGC